TGAGCACGGTTTTGATTGTGTGCACCGTGGCGGTGTGGGCACGTTGGTTGTAACGGTAAAGGAGGCTCGTGAGCTCACAGAGAAGCTTATGGAGGCTACCCTGCCGGGATCATTCGAGATGATTCTTACATCTAGCAGTGTGCCTGATCCGGAGGACGGTTAGCGTTCGTTCGGTAGTGTGCCACCCCAGATGCCGTAATGTTCACGAGCTCTGATGGCGTACAAGAGGCACTCCATTTGGATGGGGCACTGTGAGCATAATGCTTTGGCTGTGCTGATGACGGATTCGCGGGTTTTCCTGTCAATGAAGTCGTCAGGGAAAAACAGTTCCGGCATGTCTTGGCAGGGTATTTCTTCTGCCGTATTGAGGGCCGCTTGGAACTCCATTCTTGGATCGGGTTCGTGTCGGCTGTTCCGCATATATTCATCGTAAAGGAAAGGACAGCATGTTTGAAACATATGCGCCTAGTGAGTTCAATGGAGCTCAGTTGTTAGGTGTTTTTGAGTCTGGTAGTGAGGAGTGGCATGAGGCCCGGCATTCGGGTATTGGTGGCTCTGAGATCGGAACGATTATGGGGTTGAACCCGTGGGAGTCAGCGTTTGCTTTGTGGGCTAAACGTGCAGGTCAGATACCGGATAATCCGCCAGAGAATTGGTCGATTCGGTTCGGTCGTGCTTTCGAGCTACCGATGCTTGAATTGTGGGCTGAGGAGCATCCCGACTACGAAGTGTTCTTGACGGGCACTTGGCGTCACCGCGAGCACGAGTACATTGTTGCTAATCCTGATGCTTTGGCACGCCATAAAGAAACTGGCGAGTGGATTGTTGTGGAGATCAAAACATCTCGCGGTACATGGGGTGAGACTCCGCCTGCTTATGTTGCTCAGGTGCAACACTACATGGAGGTGTTGCAGTTGGAAAAGGCTGTAATTGTTGCTGTAGCTGGTTGGAATTACGAGGAGCGTTGGATTGACTATGATTCGTTTCAAGCGGTCAGTCAGATTACTGCTGCGACACGTTTTTGGAATCATTTAGACAGTCTGGATAAGCCTGGGTGGGATGGAAGCAAAGCCACGTATGAGGCTGTGCGTTATATAAACCCTTATATAGAGGACGCTGAGGTTAATCTTGGTGAGCTCGGGTTTGCATTGACAAAAGCGCAAGCTAACTTTTACGCATCTGAGGAGCATTTGAATCAGTGCAAGAGTGTGGTGTTGGATGCGATGGGCAAAGCGAAGTATGGTTACGTTATGAAAGACGGTAAGAAGTGGGTTGTCGCGCAACGTCAAGCGCGGGGCTCCGGTACTCCATGGTTGGTGGTGAAAAAATGATTCAGATTCGTTGTCCGAAGTGCACACGTTTCTTCAGTGCTGCAGATCGTAGCGCGAACCAAACGTGTACTGAGTGTGGTCACGTCTTTACGATTGGAAGGGGTAAGTAATGGGTTGGAATCCCGATGACTATGAAATGGTCGAAGTTAGAATCCGCAAGTTCTATGACGCTCATGGCGATGGGCGGATTATTACGGAGCTTGTGCCGGATGATCAGGAGTGGATATTCAAAACGTCTATCTACTTGAATGCTGAGGATCAAACGCTTGGGTTAGCGAAAGCGGTTGGTTACGCCACGGAAAAGAAGAGCTCTAGTCAGTTCGCTGCCGAGAATACGGAAACCTCGTCGATCGGTCGTTGCCTTGCAAACCTTGGGATGCACGGTAATAAGCGTGCTTCTCGTGAGGAGATGCGGAAAGTCCCGCAGGCGAATAGAAATTATATCGCCGAAGCTTCCAAGTGTACGTCGGCTGATGAGCTACGGTTGTTGTGGACGGAAGCAAAAGCGGCCGGAGCAAGTGACGAAGTATTAGAAGAGGTCAAGAATCATGCACAACGATTACAGGATTCTGAGGGCGAGCGTCCAGGAGGTCCTGCAAGCGTACCTGGAAAGCGTGCAAAAAAATGATCTCGAACGTATCCTCTTCTGGCGGGGTTGCTTGTTGGAACGGATGTCGATGCTAAATGATGCCGTCAAACATAGTCAAGGAGTTAGCGGAGCTAACACAGACGAACCGTAAGGGTGTAGATGCTCTCTTCGAGGCTGAATCAGAGTTGGCTGAAAAAGAACACGAGCTTGACCTTACCGAGTCCAAAGCGTTTCTGGAGGCGCAAGGCACCGTCGCAGACCGTCAAGCCTTAGCTAAGTTAGAGGCTGCTGACGCTCGCTTTGAACGTGATTTGGCACGCGCCAAAGTAAATCGCGTCAAAACGAAACTCAGGGTTATAGAGTCTGAGATTATGGCGTTGGCTACTCGGGCGAAGATGGCTCAGGCGGAGATGAAATTGTGAAAAAAACACATACCCCCTGGGGGGTATCCGTGGATTGGTTTCGTGGGGAAAATTTTGTTGTCCGCCAGTTTATTTTGAATGAGAGCAATCGCACGTCATTGCATCTGCACGAGAACATGGGTTCTTTCTGGTTTGTCGAAGCCGGTAACGGTGAGCTGACTCTGGAGGAGCAGACGTACCTGATTGGTCCTGGTGACTCAATTTATATTGATCGTGAGCAGATTCACCGACTCACCGCAATGGTGGGTGACATGAGAATCTTTGAGGTGCAATCTGGGAAGATCGATGATGATGATGTAATCAGATTTGAGGATGATTATGGCAGGACAAGTAAAGGCGTCGATTAGGAAGCTTGTAGAGGGGCGAGATGATCATTGTTGGCATTGCGGCACTGACACTGGCCTTGTCGTGCATCATCGAAGGAATCGTGGTATGGGCGGTGCTAAGAGCCGAACTGCGCGAGAAAACAATACGGGAGCTAATGGACCCGCCAATCTTTTGATGGTGTGCGCGGATTACAACTTTCAGATGGAATCGAACGCTAAGGTTGCTGCGCGTGCTCGCGGTTGGGGTCACAAACTCAGTCAGTGGGACGGCACTGAAATGCCCGTTTTTGATTGTGTGGACTTTGCCTGGTATGTTTTGACGCCACAGGGAGAGAAGATTGTCATTGATGACATAAGCCCTTTCATTTAGGAGAGCAATGGAGGATCAGGTGGACTGGGCTGCTGAGCTCGGTTTGGAAGTGCGTAGGTTGTGGAGGGAGCATCCTGGGCATCCTCAGCAACTAAAGAATAAGAAAATAATGCTTGCGAAGTCTGAGCTGTACTGGCAGAAAGCACAGTTGGCGAGGCTTTGGGGCGATGATGTTGGAAAGGTGGGTTTTGATGGAGAGTGGAGTTTACAGGAATAGTTTGCCGGTCGATGAGAACTTTACGATCGTCCCGAATGCGTGGATTCGTAAGACTGGTTTGACTGTCAACGCTAACTTTTTGCTGATTTATTTGTTGTCGCATGAGGTTGGTTATGAGATTAGGGTGCGTCAGATTGTGGCTGAAACAGGGCTTGGTGCTAAGGGTTTCAGGTCTGCTTTGCGCGAATTGGAGGCTGATGGGTGGATATCGGTATCCAGGGCTAAGAACGGTGATGGGACACTCGGTTGTTACCGTTATGAGTTGGATCCATCGAGAGACCCCTCGGGCACAGTGGTGCACGGCACAGTGGCGTCGGGCACAGTGGCGCAGGGCACTCTCTTAAGAAAACAACTAAGAGAAAACAACAAGAGAGAAAACAATAAGAGAGCTATAAAGCTCCCTAATGATTGGAAGCCTTCTGATCGTCTCCGTGCAATGTTTGATTCAAAGTGGCCTGACATTGACCGTGATTATGAAATCGAACAGTTTTGTACTTATTGGTGGTCTACGGGTAAGACTAAGGTTGACTGGGATATGACGTTTCAGAATTGGATGGGTCGGGCGCAGAAGCGTTCGGGTCGCAACACGACCTCTGCTACTTTGAGGGCCGAAGCGTTGGCTGAGTTGGAAAGGGAAGGTAATGAATAAATCTGAAGTGAAGTTGTTGTTGGCGGATGTTGCTGCTATTGATAACCGTCGCGTGAGCGAGGAAACGGTGGTGGCTTGGCATGCTGTGTTGGGGCATTTGTCTTTGCGTGTGGCGCAGAAGGCTTTGGTGTTGGCACGCCAGGATGAGAAGGTTGACTATTTAGAGCCGAAGCACATTATTGCTCGGGCTCGGGATGCTCGTATCGCTTTGGATGCTGTGACTAATTCTCGTACTGATGAGGAGCGTGGTTGGCGTTCTGATCCTGTGCCGGTGTGTATTCCGCATGAGACTCAGATTATTGATTGCAAACCGTGTATTGCTTTGCTAGTGAAGCACACGGAGGGTATGTCGATCGATCAAAGACATCGCTGGGCTAATACCAATATCGGTTTTATAGAGACAGTTTCGTAGAATAGGGTGATGCCTATAAGTGAATGTCGTCGGTGCGGTGTACGTTGGGAGACGAGTGCTGCACGGAAGAACGTTCTCTTGTGTAGTTCTTGTAGGGCAAGGAAAATGAAAACAGTGAATTCGGTTTCTGGGAAGTGCATTCCGTGGCATGGAATGTTCGCTAGGGATGCTGTCACCCCAGTGGATGATGACGGCATGCCGGTGTTGCCTGGGGCCCGGATTTGCGGTAGGAAAGATTGTGTCAACACTGACCATCTTGGAAAGGGAAGCTAATGGCTGTAAACATTGAGTTCGAGGGTTTCGTGAATGGAATCCGTCAGTTCGACTGGGGCGTCGTGTATGACGTTGCCCACAACCAGATGATGAAGGATGATCAGGGTGACTGGAAAGTTGCCGGTAAGGATTATTTCTCTGTCACTGGTCCGGCTGGTATCAATGAGGGTGATCGCGTGTTTGTTCGTGGTCGCATGAAAACCAAACTGTTTGACAAAAAGGATGGCAGTAAGGGTGTTTCGTTGAACGTTCGCGCTGAGGAGATGAAGGTTGTGAAGCCTGGTTCTGCTCCGCAGCAGTCAGCGGACTCTGCTTTGGCGGATGTGTTCGGTGACACCCTCAAGGGTATTGACGATCAAGCACCGTTCTAAAATAGAGTGTGGAGCTTTCATTCGATGTTTACGGGATTCCGGCACCACAAGGCTCTAAAAAATCTATCGGCAATGGCCGCTTCGTGGAGGCTTCTAAGAAACTACCTGCGTGGCGTAAAAGGGTCGAAGAATCGGCGATCGATGCTATGGCACTTGTTGACTGGGTTGAGCTTTCTGGGCCGGTCGAACTCAGTGTCGTGTTCTTTCTCCCTCGTCCAAGGTCTGTACCCCCTTCCAAGAGACCGTTACCGACGGTCCCCCCGGACATCGATAAGCTCGTCCGCGCCGTCGGTGATAGTTGCACAACTGCGGGAGTTTGGGAAGACGACTCGCTTATCTGCAAACTGAGCGCACACAAAATGTATGACGATTCGCGTGACGCGGGAGCACATGTTGTTATTCGGTCACTGATGGACATCGGCGTGTCGATGCCTAGGCTTGCCGATAACCTGATTTAGTGTCACTCTTGGAGGTGCATTATGTTAGAAGATTTGATTCCGCCTGACCGTACCCGTAAGTGCAAGATGGGTCGCATTATGGAATCCTTGGATGACAAGGATCAGGGCATTTTGCAGAAGGCTTTGGATAACCCGGAAGTGTGGGCTGCTAAGACTCTCGCTCGTGAGCTCACAATGCGTGGGTTGTCGATTACTGAGGGTCCTCTTGGTTTGCACCGCAATAAGTCTTGTGGGTGTTTTCGCTGATGCTTGACGATCTTCAGCCAGCGAAGAAAGTAGAGGCTCCGTCTGGTTTCCGTCCGGCTGTAGAGTTTGACGGCAATGAGGGTGTCGCAACGACTGAGGGTTTGCCTGACGCCCCTAACTTTGATGAGTTTCTTGCGGAACGTGGCTACCCCCCGGAGGAGTATGAGGTAGTAGGGACACCTCGTACTTCTCAATGGCAACGCTGGGACGGGGAATGGCTCACGGCCTATCGCTTCCATTTCCGCAAGAAAGTTTCTGACGTTGACTTGCCGACACTGTTCGCTGAGGCTAAGAAAACCAAAGCACCGAAGCAGGTGAAGCGCGGTAAGGATAAAGCGTTTGTTGTTGTGCCGTCGGACTTTCAGGTCGGTAAGACTGGTAGCCGTGGTGGGACTAAGGAATTGTTGGAGCGTGTGTTCGATTCGTTCGATCGCATCGAGGATGCAATCAAGCAGGAGAAGCCAGAGAAGATTGTCATCATTGACGCTGGTGACATTATTGAGTCTGTCTCAAACAAGGGTGATCAGATACAACTTGAGTCAAATGATTTGTCACCGATGCAACAGGTCGATATGGCTGCATCGATTATGTGGGACCTTATCAAGCGTTGCACTAAGTATGCCCCCGTCGAGTACGGTTCGGTTGCATCTAACCATTGTCAATGGCGTCACCACGGTCAAACTGTAGGCAGGCCAGGTAAAGACGACTGGGGTGTTGTCATCTTGCAACAGCTTCGCCGTCTCGCCCATGAGGTCGGTCTCGATGTGAAGTTCTACATTCCACAACCCGAAGAAGAAGGTTTCGCCATTGATGTGTTCGGCGATGGCTTCCATGTGCTCGGTGCGATTCACGGACACCAGGTAAGGAACCCGAACGGTATCCCTGACTTCTGGAAGAAAGCTTTGTTTGGTCACAGTACCTTGCTGCTGTAACGACTCTCGTGACAGGGCATTTCCATCACACGATCGTTCAAGAGCTCGGAAATTCAAATAGGGGGGGGAGTAGGTGGTGGGTTCAAGCCAGCACAATGGACAACGGTTCTGACTGGTTCCGCCGTGGTGCCCAGGAGGACTCGCAACCCGCAATTACTTGCTTCACCCTACAAAAGGGTGTTTACTATCAGGGAGAGATAAAACGTCTCTAAGGAGTGACAATGACAAGGGAACAAGAGCTACTTCAGGTAGCGAACAACTATTCAGAGAAGCTGGGCACGCTGAAGAAGCACCCGCCATTTGGTAAGCGTTACAGTAACGAATCTCGTGATCGTATCGCCACATCAATGCGGAACTACTACAAGCAGGTTTCCGACATCCTCACGGAGGATAAAGCGGATAACAGTTAGTCTCCCTTGACTAGCAACCCACATCACAATTCAATAGCGTCGCAAAAAATATAGGGGGGGTCTCGGGTAGGTGAGGTCCCCCTCTTTTTTGGATTTCGGGGGCGTTCTGGTTTCGACTGTCTGAAAACCACTTGTGGAGCAGATAGGAGCAGGGTTCGATTCCCTGCGCCTCCACAGCATCAATGACTCTCCAATCCCCAAAGTCACTTAACTCGGTCAGAAAAAAGGTCCGTGAAAAAAAAGGGTATAAAAAACGTAAGGTTAGGTATGCCTAAGTACAAATTCCGTCAGCCCTGTGTCGAGTGTGGTGAGCTCAGCCGGAACGGTTCACGATGCGAGAAGCATCAGCGGAAGATCGATGGTGAACGTGACGCTGTGAGGAACGCCAGGAAGAAGCTGACCGGTCAATACTCTGGCGATTACCAGAAGAGGGCCCGTGAGGTTCGGGAGGCTGCGGAACGGTGTTGGTTGTGTGGTGAGGGCCCGAGGCGGAACGATCCTTGGCAGGCCGACCACGTTGTCCCTGGTGATCCTTATTCGCCGTTGCTTCCAGCGCACCGTAGCTGCAACGCTTCCAGAGGCAACAGGGTTTGATGATTCGGTGAAAGTCAGTTAACTCGGTTCGATTTACTCCCCTGGAAAAAAGGGGTCAAAAAACATAGTCGAACGTTTGTTCACGGTCTCTGTTCGAATAGATGTTCGATGGTAACGGTTTGGTAACAACGGTCGAAATGATCCTTGACACGTCGGCGCTGCTCTATAGATTGGTAAGGCTCACGACAGTCGTGGGCTGTATTGATTGGAGATCGATATGACGTATTTCAGTAGCCCAGATAACTGGGACTATGAGCGATTGACGCAACGCGATGCCCGACTGCACGGTGTCCAAATTGCTTTCGGTCGTATCTATGCAAGTGGCGCTTTCGGTGAGTACCCGAACGACGCCCTTGAGGTGGCCCGTCAGGCCGCTTTCGCCCTGATTGACCACGTCTCGTCCGAGGCGGTGAGCTCATGAGTACCATCATGTCTCGCGCCGAGGAGTACAACGACACCGTTATGGAGATGATGTTGTTCACGTTGAGTATGGAGTGCGAAACGTGCTCTCAAGCTAACGACTGGTGTGGCACTTGTATCGACGGTGCTGCGGCGGTCGCTGCCGTATGCACTGATCTCTATATGAGGGGCCACGCGAAGCTGGGTCTCGAAGTGTTGCACACGTACCGCCCGCTTGAGGGTATGGAGAGAATGAGGGAGGTTTGGTGATGGCTGTGTATCCGAATACGGCGACCCTAAAATTCATTCAGGATCGTCAATCCAGTTTTGGATGTGGCGATTATGAATGTCTGCCGTGCTACCCGATTCAATATGCCTGTGCTAACTGCAATAGTCGGTTGGAGCGGCCGGTGTTTGTTACGCGCCCCGCACGCCACGTCCTATGCCCTGACTGTCATTGGGAGGGTGAGGTGTTGGTGAA